GGATCATAGATGCTGTCATCAACATCAAACTCAATTTTTGTGATTCGGAATTGCATTTTTCTAATGGAAAGTTTGCGGAGTTGTGTTAGTGTGTCAGCGAACATAGAGATAACCACCTGCCCAATCTGCACGGGCAAAGCATTGCTCACGCGATGCAATCTCCAACAAACGATAGCGAACGATCTTTGCAGGTGCTTTGAATGATGCAGGTTTGTAAACTTCGCCAGTCTTTTTATCAACGAAAGCATGGACTGAGCGAGAACCACCATTAGTCTCCATGATCACTTTGTGATACTTACGACCCTCTTCAATGTAGAACTTGTAGGGATCAGAGTTAGGATGACTGGTCTTGAAGTCAAGTTCAAGTGCATCACATAGCATCAATGTAAACTTACGCACGTTGAGTTGAATTGTGTTTCGTGCGTCTTGAGTGGCAACGAAGTCAGCAAATTCGGTTGTCATGAGTGGTGTTCCTTTGACTTTTTAATAATACATGAAAATGGCGACCCTACAAGCGGGTGTGTGCCACTACGTCAACTGGCACACTAGATTTTAATTGATGTCTACATTCTGCATAGATTGTGTGCCATGCTAAATTTTGTTCATCATTAAATTTATCCTTTTTATACATGTCATAAAAACAAATTGCATTAAAAATCATTTCCCAATCATGAATATCAAATTTATATTCAGACATTTGCAAACCTACCGTTGTTAAAGTTTGCGTGAGAGAATTGCTCTCGGTTGACATACTTAAACATACCAAACTCATTGATCTTGACATAACCTTCGCCACCACATTGTTGGCGACCGATGTATGCTTTCGGTCCATTGTTTCGCATCAAGAACAACATGTCATCCTTGATTGACTTGACCAGTGACCACAAACGCAACACATTCACGTCAATTTGATTAGCAAACGCAATCGCATCCATGGTCAGATCATCAATATCCAGACCAGCACGAATGACGCTGTTAAGTTGTTGCTGAACCTGTTTCGATTGCTTAGGGTTCAAAAACTCACACATGCACGACATTTGCTTGGCAAATGCAACAACTTCATCGAAATCTTCATCAACTTGCCAACATTCAGGTTGCACGAACTTACAGGTGTCAGTATCATCAAAGATCTCCATATCTACCATGTCATTGATAGTGTATGCGTCCTTCAATTCACCATCAGTTGCATACAATGTATGAGGTGCAACGATAATGTTTTGCTCAATTATTTCATCAAAGATGTAAGTAATCGTATTGGGGCAAAAAGTATCATCATCACCATACCCAATAAAATCACCTTGAACAATCCCGTCGAAACTAGGAAGGTAATCAAAACAATGGTGTAATATGTCAGCAACAACCCCAGAATGATTGCAATCAATGTCATCATGCGTTTCATTGATCTTGATCTTTACT